TTGCAACGATTCTCGGTCGATCATGCCATCGCGAGAAAGCATCCTTCACTTGATCCCAACCGGCAGCAGCGCCGTAGCTTTGCACATACAGCTGACCAAAAGAAACGCCGTGGATCACATCCGACACAGCGAGAGACTCATCAAGGTATCTGCCGGAAAGAACGAAACTGTAGCGTGCTAATACGCCCGCGACACCTACAAAGATCGCTCCCTTAATCGTCATGAATATCAAACTCGATGTTTCGACGCCGAGTCCAAGTTCACTAGAGGTGATGTATATCGAATAAGCGGCTCCAGCCAGTGCGAGAAAAAGTGATACACCTCCTGCCACTGACCAAGCCGTTGACTTGGTCATTAGCCCAACTTCGCGCCCACGGAGATCCTTGACCACGCCGCCAACAAATTCCGACGATTTTGCTTGAAGCTTCTTATTTGCATCTTCATTGTATCTTCGCTTCTCATCTTCGAACGCTTCCATCTGCTCCTTTAATCGTTCCTGATTGGCGGATACTTTGCGCAGCTCATCCCTAGCGGTTTGCATCATGGCTTGCGAATGAGAAATCGCTTCGACCTTCTCAGCTTCAATCCGATTCAAGCGTTCGCGATACTCACTCCTCAATTCTTTTTCTTGCTGTTCCAGTTCTGCTTCGCGCTTCGCAATATATTCGTTTTGAGCTGCAAGCTCTTTTCGAAGGCTGTCGCGTAGGACGGTGTTTTCTTGACGCTGCCTAACTAGGTCATCACGCAATGACGAAAGCTCTCGCGAGCGCTCCACTTCCTCCTGATTTCGGTCAAAGAACTCCTGCAATCCGGCTTTGGAAGGATCTCTAGTCATTACTACACTTCTCTGAAATATTCGCGCTTCGGCAGCCTTTGCCCATTGCGACCAATTGTCAACGCCCACAGCTGCACGGACTCACGACGGACGTTTCTGGTAGTTCTATGAAGGACGGGGTGGGCGCTGTTATTCACAAATTACGTGAGACCGGCGGGGGGAGGTCCGCACAAGACAGGCCGAAAATAACTTTTCAGCTCTTTTCCGAACGGCAAACTGTTGCTATAATGCAACACATCGTTCGATGGAGTCCAGATGCCTGCCACTACCCCCCTCACCTTACTGAAGTCACAGCTCAACCTCGAGCACGATCTTGATGACGTGCTGCTTGCTCATAAGCTGGACGCGGCCGAAAGGTGGATCGGTCGACATATCGGCACGGATTTCGTAGCCGGCGACGCCGTGCTTAGTGAGGCCGCTTTGCAGCTCGCCGCATACTGGTATGAGCAGCGCGAGGGCGCGAGCGAAGTTGCGCTGCGCCTGGTGCCCTTCGGTGTCTACGATCTACTCGCGCCCTACCGGGAGGCGGTCACCGGTAATGTCGCAGTCTAATAGCTTGTCCGAACAGTCGCGCATCTTGAGCGAGCGCCTGAAAGGGATTCCCGAAGCCGTGGTGCGCGATGTGCAACCTGCGCTGATAAAGGGTGCCGAGGAAGTGGCCGCGACCATCCGCGCGCTTGTGCCGGTGGATGAGGGCGACCTGAAAGCCTCCGTTACTGTGACCGCACCCGGCCAGACCACGCCTGCATACGCCGAAGGGGGCGGGAAACGCACGGCCGGCACTAATCAGGCGCTCGTGACGGTAGGCAACGAAAGGGTGCGCCACGGCCATTTACAGGAGTTCGGCACCGTCAAACAGGAAGCGCAACCGTTCCTTCGCCCTGGTTTCCGACTGGCGAAGCCGAAGGCGCTGCGCCGCATTCAGCGTGCCGTCGGAATAGCTGTGCGCAAGGCAGCGCAAGGAAGCTCATGATCGACCCGAGCCTTGAATTTCAGACCGCTATCCGTGCCGCCCTCGTCGAGCACCCCGAGGT